GTGATGTTGAAACGCTGCGGATCCGTGATAGCCGGCTTGCCGACAAACAACGGAACCCACTGGCCAAGGATCGAGCCGGACTTAACGGCCCGCTTGCGCACCCGGACTCGTGTTTCGGTAGCCTTGGTAATGCCCGCGCGCGAACCTCGGCCGATAAGCAGAGGCGCCCGGCCCGCAACGTTTATCGACTTCAGCGGCCCGATGCGCGAGATGTATTGACTTGGTGTGAGGGCATGCTTTCCACGGCCGGGCGGGACTTGCGGCAACGGCACCCACAGCAGCGGCTTGCCTTTGACCGTCGCGCCGGTTTCAAAAACGCCCGAATATCTGATCTTATGCCAGACGAGGACGGCCGGGCTTAGCGGTCGCGCGGCGTTGGGATAGACTTTCGACCGCAAGGCATTTTGCCACTTGGCCGAGAAGCCGCCGGCCGCGATCGAGGCTCGGCCGCCGGCCTTGGCTAGGTTGCCTGCATCGGTGACAGCGCCGACCGATGCGGCCTGCATCATGCGGCCGGTCTGCGCGGTAAACTCGACAACCGAGCCCTCGGTGCTCGATACAAATTTCATCGCTGCCAATCCTGCAAAGTCTTTTGCACTTCCTTAGGTTCGCCGCGCGAGCCGAGCGCAACAATCGCCAATTGGTCAGCGGCTTCCCGGCGTCGACGCATGCGCGTTAAACGCAAAAAAGCCGCCGCTTGGCGCGGCGTATAATCGAGTGCCCCATGATGGCCGGCCGAAATTAGTTCTTCGGCCGCGCGCGCTAGTTCGTGGCTAGCATTTCGTGGTCCGGTGCCGCCGCGCCGTTGGTTCGCTGCAAATCGGGCAGCGACGAACTTAGCTGCGCGATCCTTTCCGCGAAAGGGCCGATACCACCCGGAAAGGTCAATTCTCCGATCTTGGCTAGAAGGTTTGTTTGATACTCCAGGCCGAGGCCATCGCACACGGCCTCGGCTGCGGAGTCGCCGAGGTGCCCGGCACCCGCGGCCATGATCGCCGCCGCGGCATCCGGCGCCGCGACCAGCAACTTTTGTGCGTCCAGGTCCCGCCCATTGAACAGGGCCAGCACGTCTGGAAACCGGCCGAGCAATGCCGCGATTGCCCGGAGTGAAAGCCCGCGCACCGTGACCGATTGGCCATCAGCTATCGGCACCTCGGCCGCGGGCGCAACGATCGTAAGCAAGTCCATAAGTTCGCCTCGGATTACACGGCAGAGAACGGCGCAAAGTAAACGTTGCCCTTGCCGATGAAATAGTTGACGGGGTTAGGCGCGGTTTGCGGCGCCTCGGCGACTCCCTTGTCAAGGAATTGCAGGGTGCCAAATGTGCCGCCGAACCGGAGAACATCGCCGGTCAGCACGAAGTTGCCCCACTCGTCGCCGATGAAGTCGACCACCTTGTCGACCGCGAAAAACACGTGAGGCAAGATTACCTCGATGTTTGCGCCGAAGTCGTTGGTGCCGGTCAGCTTGACTTGTCGTTCCACCTTCCCGGCGGCAAACAAATCATACAGCGTATCGCCGGCTGTGTTGTGGATCACCTCGGCCATCAGCGCCACGATGATATTTTCCGGCACCCACTCCTCTAGCGTAATTTCCACCTCGGCTTGCTTGGAGGTGAACGCCGTCAAGTCGAGCAACTTTGTCCCGACCATGCTGGAAAAGTGCTGAAGCTTTTCCATCTTCGGCGTAAGAGAAAACTTCGGCACGTTGCCGACATGCACCCAGTCAACCATTTTGGTTTGCTCCGGTTAGAGGTTATTTGGAACAAGGCCGTAAGTGAGAGCGATTTTTACGGCCATTTGGCCTTGCATCATGCGGCCGTGTGCTAGATCGCTTTCCATGCCGACGAGGCGGACGCCTCGGCCATCGAGAGTTAGACCGGCCAGCGTCGAGTCGGTCATGATTGCTTTGAGCAAGAGGCGATAGAAACTGTTGAGGGCCGGCCCGATGTCGAGCGGTGGCGAGCCGATATTGCGCCCGGCCACAATGATGATATGCGGCATCATCACGACGCGCCGCGGCGCATTTGTTGGCCGGTTTATACGATCGTCCTCGTTCGCTTCCTCGTCGCCTTCAAGGACAGCAATCGCCGGCAACTGATCATCGTTGACACTGATCACATCCCACGCCACGGTTTTAATCCCGGGGATTGTTTCGGCAATCTCGATGAGTCGGCGTAGGATGTCCTCGCGCGGGAAGGTCATGAAATTCGATCCTGCAACCAAAGCCGGAGTTCGCCGGACTCTTCACCCCAGATGCCGGGCCGAGGCAGCACGTCCTCGATATGCCATAGCTCCTGTTGCGGCGTATCCGGCCAGAGCATGACTTGGCCATCGGTCAAATCTTCGCGGTGCACGCCGTATAGCTCTATCTCGCGCACTCGAATATCGACGGCCGGCCGGATTGTTTGCACGTCGATATTGATTTGCACCACGATGCCGGCGGTGTGATTGATGCAGCGCAGGTCAACGAACGGCATGCCGGAAGTTGACGGATAGACCCGCGCCGGATTGCTGATCATGGAGTCATAAATCGGGTCTAGCAAGATGTCACCCAGGTTTATCAGGTCCTCGGCGCGCGGCATTACAACAAACGTGCATGCGGGCTCGTCGAGATCCGGTGAAGCGACAACCAAGTCCTCGGCCACCAAGCCGAAAAATACGCCATACTCCGGCGTATCAAGTTCTGGCGAGTCTGTTTCCAAGTCCTCGGCGACTAGATCGGCGTGAACGATACAGCCGGGCGCGTCGAGATCAGGCGATGCCGGGGTGAGATCGACCGCAAGCACCGTGTAGCGGTGCGACAGCGTCGGCGTATCGAGGGCCGGGGATTGCGTGTCGAAATCGAGCGCGAGGAAGCCGCCGAATACTACACCCGGCGCGCCAAGGTCCGGGGATGCTGTCGTGAGATCAATCGCCGTGCCCGCGTAGTGGTGCGATAGCGTCGGCGTATCGAGGACAGGCGACCCGGTGGTTAGACCGTTCGCCACCAGGAGATAGCCGATACTCGCGGCCGGCGCATCGAGCACCGGCGAGTCGGGCTCTAGGTCGACCGCAAGCAAGTCACCCGTCGAAAAGAAGGCCGGCGTACCTAGAACCGGTGAACCGGTTTCCAGGTCGACCGCCACAGGCGCATAGGCGTGGCTTAGGCTCGGCGTATCGAGGACAGGCGACCCGGTGGTTAGGTTGTTCGCCGTGACCGCATACGCGTGCGTCAGGCTCGGCGCATCGAGCACCGGTGAACCGGTGGCCAAGTCCGAAGCGGCCAACACGTAAAGCAAAGCAGGCGAGTCGAGGACGGGCGCCGAGGTGTTGAGATCTTGCGCCGTGGGCGCATAGGCGTGCGTCAGGCTCGGCGAGTCGAGGACAGGCGACGAGGTGGTTAGATCGGTGGCCGTGACCGCGTAAGCATGCGACAGCGTCGGCGTATCGAGGGCCGGTGATCCTGTCGTGAGACCCGAGGCGGTGGCGCTATAGGCATGCGACAGCGTCGGCGTGCCAAGATCAGGCGACGAGGGCGCGAGATCGGCCGCGGCGCAACAATAGCCGTAGGCTGTCGTTGCCGGTGTGAAATTGCTCGTCCACCGCGCGATGCCAACCGACACCCGGAATTCGTCGATTTGCCCGGGGAAATATTGCGCGTTCTGATCGCCGCGGCGGCCGAGCGCAAGACTGCCCGCGGTGTCGATAACAGCGGACGAAAACGTAACGTCGCCGCCCTCTTGCACGCCATCCAAAAAGAATTTGAGGGTGTTACCGGTGCGCACACCCGCGGCATGATGCCAACCGGCCGTAGTGATAGCCGTTGTACCAAGCACGGCAACAAAGCCGCCATTGGAAAGATTGAAGCCAATCGTATTGGAGGCGCCTAGCGTGAAATGCCAAGCGCTATCGGAACCGGCGCCGGTGCTGCTAGCATGTCCGCTAACGCGCCGCGTGGTCCCGTTGCCGTTGCCAAGAGTATTGAACCAAAAATCAATCGTAAAGTTGTTTGAGCCGAGTGTGAAGTCAGCACTATCCGGCGTATCGATATAGTCGTTAGTGCCGTCAAACGTCATAGACGCGGTGCCGAACTTCGGACTGCTAGTCGTCAACTGCGCATTGTCATGCGCGGTCATTGTCTTGCCGAGCGGCCCGCTATCAACAATCGTGGTCGAGGCGTTTGAACCGTCGCCGTGCAATAGCAGCCTGACATACATGTCAATGCCGAGCACGCACGGCGCCATGTTCGGCGTATCGAGTTCGGGTGAGCCGGTTGTTAGATCGTTGGCCGTCATGAATCCAATGCCCGGACTGTCGAGGCTCGGTGAACCGGTGGCAAGATCAATCGCCGTGACCGCGTAGCGGTGCGTCAGGCTCGGCGTATCGAGGACAGGCGACGAGGGCGCAAGCGCATTTGCCGACAGGCTGTAAGCGTGTGACAGGCTCGGCGTATCAAGGGCAGGCGACGAGGTGGTGAGGGCCGAGGCCGTAAGCGGATAGATCAGGCTCGGCGTATCGAGGACGGGCGCCGAGGTGTTGAGATCCTGCGCCGTTGCCGCGTAGCGGTGCGAGAGGGCCGGCGTATCGAGCGCTGGCGAACCGGGCGCAAACCCGGTTGTCGACAAGCTATAGAACGAAGTGCTTCCCTGACCAATCGCGAATTGACCAATCGCACCGGAGCCAATCGCCATTGTGCACCTTCACAAACGAGCGCTAGCCAACCAATGAAATTGCAGGCGCAAATTTCCGGCTGCATTTGGTTGTGACATCCATTGGAACGACCTTTGCCCGATGCTCGATGTAGTCGCGCTTACGTCTGCGCTATTGACCAAGTCCCGCGCCTTTGTCGCGTTGCCAGTGACCGGCGAGTAAAGCGCGATAGTTGGTGTCGCGCGTTTCATTTTGCGGAAATAGATTGCGCCGGTCTGCGCATTGGCCGTTGTCGGGATGCCGAAACTGGCCGAGACAGCAACACCGTGATCATGCGCGCCGACCGCAGTAACCGAAGCAATCGGGACATTTAGGTCATAGCTAGTTTCGTAATGGCGTAGGCACGCGTCGATTTCCGCCTGCAAAGATTTGCGGAAACTAATCGATCGCGTTGCTAGCTGTGCTGTGCCGCCGAGCACATCGAACGGAGCCGGCACCGCAAAGAAGCCGGCAACGCGCACAAAATTCCCGTTAGTCGGGACGAGATACGATTGCCCGGGCACCGCGGGGACACTGCTGCTAGCATCCCAAGTATCTGGGGTATTGACTTGCATATTTGATCCGGCACCGAAGCACAGATAAAGCCCCATGCCGATGGCGTTGGTTCTCGGCCACGAACCCGCGCCGTCACCCGGAACCGACAAACATTTGAATTCCCACGTGTTAGCAGCGTTGATGGTGAACAAATGCCGGTGGGTGCGTGTGCTGGCGTTGGCCCTGTTGTTTCCGATAAGAGCCGTAAAGGATCCAGCCACGTTCGATTTGATCCAAAAGCCGTATGTGAGATAATTGAAACTGCTTGTTCCGAACCCAAGGCGAGCAACGTGCTGACCTTCAAAAGGTTGCCCGAAACAAACATAATCATTGACGCCAAGGGACTGCGTTCCTGACGCGGTAAAGTTGGCGCTATACGAAAAGCCGGGCGGCGCGTCGGTTGTTTGCTGAATAGACCAGCTACCGCTTAGGTTTTTGATCGTAGTCCACTGGTCGAGATTGTAAGTCAATATGCCGTTATCGCCGGTTCCGAGTGCGCGTGAATTGCTGCCGATTTCTTGGCTGACCTCCATCGCACCGTTAACCACCAAATTTTCCGCGGCCATCGCCTCGTAAGGTGCGGCAAACAAGTTGGTGCGAAACGATGTTTGATCCGGGACGGTTTGCGGCGAAAGATCTTCCGCAGCCGCCGCGATGAACACCTGCGCGCTGCCCGATAGGCTGATCTTGGCGTTTGAATTGGTCGACCGCAAAACGATGTCGCGGCTGATCGTTGGGCCAGTCGACAGATAGAACGTGCGGCCAATCTCGCGATTGTTGCCTTCCTCAATCACGTAACTAATAACTTCGCCGCTGACCACGCCGGCTTGCGCGAACGTCAAGAAACCGGGGACCGCCGAGCCTAGCGTGACGTTGCCGGTTCCGGTGCTCGCGGTTGTCATCCGCGCAAGGTTATAAAGCTTGGCCATTGCCGATTACTGCCCGGGCAGGCGAATATTGAACGAGGGCAGGCCGAAGGTGCCGCCCGACGAGACGGCCACGGATGAAGCCAAGGAACCGTTGGCCAACAGGCGCGAGTTAGCCGTATCGACCACAGCCCATTTTTGGGCGGTGCCCGATGTTGTAATGTTTCCATCGGTGAACGCGGTACTTGCGACCTTGCGGCCGTTGGGCGAGCCGGCCGCGGGTGAACCAAAAGCGCCGCCGGCCGAGAAGGTTTTCTTTCCAAGCGTGTTCGCCGTCACGTCGGAATAATTGCTCGGGTCTGCGTTCAAGATATGGATTTCATCGGCGAGGGTGTCGATTACGGTAAGGCCGTTATCGAGCACATAATCCGCAACTGCGTTCGCCATCGCGCGTCACCTCCGGTTATGGCCGCCGTTCAAAGGCGAGCCATGTATTTGCAACGTGAAAGATCGAATCCCCTTCCGCGTGCATTTGATGCAGGACTTCCCGCACATGCACGGTTCCGAGGTTGTGATAGTCGTGCCAAATGATGATACCGCCCGGGCGCAGCACGCCGCGCGCTAGCGCGGTGTCGTGGATAACACCACGGGCCGAGTGGTCACCATCAATAAACACGGCGTCGAATTCGACAAGGTCAGTCGGGCGCAGATTGCGCGAGCCGTCCGGGCGCAAGATCAAATGAAACCGCGGATCATGTGCCGCGAGATGTCCGGGCCGCTCCGGCACTTCATTGCGCTGCACCGGCAAGGGCGTGACGTATCCAGACAGAACGTCAACGCCGACATATTGCACGATACCCGGCACGTATTCGAGGATAGCGGCTGCGGTGCGGCCCTCGTTCACGCCGAATTCCAAAACATGTTTCGGCGACACGCTGGCGACGAGGGCAATCAAAACCTCAAGTTCGCCAGCGTTCAAATAGCGCCGTGGCCGTTTACTCCAATCGATCGAGGGCAGGCTAAGCGACGATTGCGCTACTTGCGGCAATGTCATTGACAAAACTCCGGATGTTGGCGAGCGCCGCGGGCATATCGATGCGCTTGTCGCAGGCATGGCCATGTCGCCAACAGGCGCAAGGGCGGATCGGCGCGATAGGCAGATAGGGCACATACCGGCCGCCGGCCTCGAAAGTGCGCGGGCTTTCATAGCCGCCATAAACGCACACGGAAGGCGTGCCTACAGCTTGCGCGAGGATGACAGCAAAGCCCGGTGACGTGAACACCAAGCCGGCTTGCGCGGTCAATCCTGCAAGCGTTTCAAAGTCAAGTTCGCCGCGGTGCAAGGTGATATCAGCGACCCGCGGCTGACCGGTCAACCACTCTTTCCCGGGCTCTAGATCGGCGATCGAGACGACAAAGAATTGATCCCGGATAGAGTCGAATAGTTGGGCGTAGTGACCGAAGTCCGGATTGCGCGAGCCGCAACCAGTCCACTCGGATCGCTCGACAAGCGGCCGATAGACCATGACCGGCCGAGGTGGGCGCAACTGCACAAGCAAGGCCGATGCCTTGGCGCGCCAAGCCGCCGGCACCGGCATCCGGAAGTCGGCCCGGTCATAGTCGCGGCCGGTTGCATGGCACATGGCCGCGAGGACGGATCCGCGTGCGTTCACGTCGCGCGGCGTATAGGCAATCTGTTGCGCTTGCGTGCGAGGCGGCGGCCCGCCTCGGTGAAACCGGCCGGCTTCCCGTGCCGCGTTCTTGGCTTGTGTACGCAAGACGGTTTGCCGCTGCACCACCTTTAGGCCGGCGCCGATTAGATCGTGATACGGCGCGACCCAACACGACTCAAGCCACACGTCGCGTTCTTCAAGGAATTGCCGTATCAGCGCGCGCTGGTGCAGGTTGTCGCCGAGCCCTTGCATCCCTTTGATCAAAATCGGGCGTTTCATCGTTGGCCCTCGGCCAAAACGGCAAATTGCTGATCGGGGATTCGTTAAAGACTTTCACGCCGAGGACTTCCAGCGGCTTGACTATTGACGCGAAGTCCGCGCTTTGCTCGGCCTGCCACCCGTGGCGCAGATCCCACGGATGCCGCGCATGATGGTGAGTCCGGCCCTCGGCGTCAACGCGATTGTCAACGCCGTGCAAGGTTATTTGGTTGACGCCAAAATGAACGGCGAGATTGATTGCTGCCGTTACAGAGGTTCGCCGGATCATGACCGTATCGGATTGACTGGCGAGTCCAGGTGGCAACGAACGATTGAGCCGAACCACCCGGGGATGCGCGATGCCTAGGGCGCAGGTGGCGATACGGCCGCGGAAGCCGGCCACCGCCTCGATGCCGTAGTGATCCCACCAACGGGTATCACCAAAGAAAAGCACCTCGGCCCAAGGCACCAAGCGCCACCCGCAATTGACCGCGATAACGCGCGATCCTTCGAGGTAGCGCAAATCTTTGCCCGCCAGCGACGGGCCGCCGGCAATGATGGAACAACTTTCGCCGTCCCACTCGCGAGCGACCCGCCAGACTTCAGACGATTTTCCCATGCTGCAACGCTTGCGGCATGGTGCACATGAACAGCGGGTAGGAATACATTTCCACGTCGGCCCACATGTTCCGCATCATGTCCTGGACAATCCAGGAATACGAGGGCTGGCCGGGAGTGTTGACGAATTCGAATCGCTCGTCGGCCGGCGCATACACTTCCTGGAAGATACCCGCGTTGCTCGGGAAGAACTTCACTTTCTTATCAGGCACGGCAACGGTCGAATTGTCGTCGGTGCCGCGATAGTTGATGAAGGTGATTCCGCCGTAGTCGAATTGCTGCCATGCGGCGTTTTCTTGCAGCTTGGTGGCCTGCATGGCGTATTGCCACGTCTGCCGAACTTCTTTGGTGGCCATGAAAGCATCCCACCAGGAGTCGGAGGCGAGGCCGTA